TACAACGTCACCTCGCCCAAGAGCACGTCCAATGGGAATGAACAAGGGTGGTTACGCTAACTGTGGTGCCTCTATGAAAGCTACACAGAATTCAACTAAAATGGCATACGGTGGTATGGCACGAAAGAAATAAGGAGTAAATAAATGGCACTCACAGTAACTACAGAAAAGCAGGGTGGCTTGACTATTGCCACGTATGATAATATTGATACAGCAGATAGTTCACCGTCTTCAATTGAAATAAATCAAAGTCGCCATCAAGTACAGGGTCAACCTACACAAGGTTTTTTCCAAGCGTATGGTACATTCGGCGGTGCTACAGCAAAACTGCAAGGTTCTAATGATGGTACAAATTGGGCTGACCTAGATATTGCAGGTTCTTCTACTGCACTTGCAATTACAGCCGCAGGTGGTGCAGAGTTTTCTGCAAGCTGCCGTTACATTCGTCCTCTTGTAACAGGCGGTACGGGTGATGACCTTGATATTCGTATCTCGTATTTTGCATAAAAAAATAAAGAAACTACAATGTGGATAGGTGTTCTGTTAGTTTGCCTTAATCCTTCAGCTTTGTCTTGTAAGATAGTTGCTAAGACTGACGCTTTCTTTAGTGAGGAAGTTTGCTTAGAAGAAGGTAAGACTTTGGCAGCTAACTTAATACAAAAAAATGTATATGCTGTACCTGCATGTTTTGCAATAGGAACAAGTACGTAATGCCTGTAGAAAAAGTAGAAGGTGGTTATCGTTGGGGTAAAACTGGTAAAGTTTATAAACGCCGCATTGATGCTGTAAAGCAAGGACAAGCTGCCTATGCATCAGGATATAATCAATATGGAAAGGGTGGAGACGTGAAGTCAGTACCAGAAGGAAATAAAGGTTTAGGTAAATTGCCTAAAGATGTTCGTAACAAAATGGGCTATATGAAAAAAGGTGGGATGGCATTTAAACTGTGTAAAACGTGTACTACACCTACAGCATGTACAGCTTCACAGAAATGTGCTAAAGGTGCAAATGACTATCGTTATGGCGGTATGGTATTAAACACAAAAGATAACAGGAAACAAAAATGACCCCCGAACAAATGAATGCAATTTCAAAACTAGGCTATATGGTTATGGATAAAGGCAATGCGGTAATGTGCATGAGTACAAAAGAGATGGTACTCACTACCGATGCTGAAGGTAATCGTATTACAGAGGTTCCTAAAATCAAAGCTATTCTAGGCATGGATAAGCCTAAGAAGAAAACAGCCCCTAAAAAAACTAAAGCTAAAGTAAAAGAAACAGAACTTGTAATGGAACGTGCTCGTGACGAGAATGGTCACTTTATTGCGGATGATCCTGACACCGAAGTAAATGAAGCTTGGGTAGTTAAGACAGTCAAGAAAGTATTGAAAAAGTAATGTCTATTACTTCGTATCCTAAAGTAACGACTATGGGTGGTGGCGTTGGCGACTATCCTTATTTCATACAAGTTTCACGAGGTCTTGTAGATGGACACAAACGTTTATTTAAGTTTGGTCACAATCCTGAAATACAAGATATAAGTGAAACCATATGGGATGCAGGTGGACTATATACATACCCTTCTAGTGCTGTAGCTATGACAGTAACTAGTGGGGCAGGTGCTACAGACAATGGTGTAGCTATTACCGTGCAAGGACTAGACAGCAACTACAACGAAGTATCGGAAGAAGTTACACTAGCAAGTACTGGTACAGCTACCACTACACAAACATTCTTACGAGTCTATCGTGCCTTTGTGTCAGGTTCACAGGCTGTAACAGCAAATACTACTATAGCTAATGGCGGTACGACATACGCACAGATTAACAATGGTGAGAACCAAACGCTTATGGCTTTGTGGACTGTACCTGCAGGTTACACAGCCTATTTATTAGATACTAAGATTACAGCCTTTACAGAGCAAAACAATAAGATTGCAACTATAAACGTTATTGCACGTAGAGAAAACGGTGTATTTCGTACAGCAGATAAGTTTGATGTATTTGCTGCAGCTATTACACAGGACTATAAATGTCCTATACCTTTTCCTGAAAAGACTGATATTGAGGTAAGGGCTGTTGCAACTAGCTCTAACGCTGACCTAAGAGTTGCTGCAGGTTTAGATATTATTTATATAGCGAATACAGCACCATGATACCACGCAAAAAACGAACCCTCTCAGTAGGCTTAACTACATCTAATCAAGATGTATATACAGTTCCTGAAAGATTTAATGCAGATGTAAGTAGCATAATAATTTCTAATGCTTCTAGCTCTTCTGTTACATTTAGTTTAGATTGGTATCAATCTTCAAGTAATACTTATTTTACTATTGCTGAAACAGTAACTATGGTTCCTAATTCTATCTTACAAATAACTGAATACCCTTTGTATCTTGAAAAAAATGATTTGATTCGTGGGTTAGCAAGTGCAAACAGTTCTATTACGGTAACAATAGCTAGTGAAGAATACTTTGAAGCTACCCGTTTTAACTAGTGCATAGCGGGGTTGCATTATTGTCTGTAGTGTGGTATAACTAAATATGGTATAACTCCTGTGTATACAAACGTGTATACATGATGTTCATGAAACAAGGAGTTATAAACATGAAATGGTTAATTAATTGGTTTGAAGCAGTAGCAGTAGCACAACAACGCCGTGCAGATTATTGGTTGCTTCGTAATATGACCGACAAAGAATTGAAAGATATAGGAATCTCTCGTGGCGAAATCTCCCAAAAAGTCTTCAACGGTTAATGCGGCAGGTAATTATACTAAGCCTGCTATGCGTAAGCGTCTTGTTGCCTCCGTTAAAGCTGGTGGCAAAGGTGGAAAGCCCGGACAGTGGAGCGCACGTAAGGCACAAATGGTTGCAAAGCAATATAAAGCAAAAGGTGGGGGCTATAAATAATGGCTCTCGCCAAATCGCAAACGAGTCTTAACAAATGGACAAAGCAGGATTGGAGAACTAAAAGTGGTAAACCTTCTACGCAAGGCCCAAAAGCTACTGGTGAACGCTATCTCCCGGCTAAAGCAATTAAAGCTATGTCTAGTGAGGAGTATTCAGCGAGTACGGCTAAAAAAAGAAAAGACACTAAAGCAGGTAAGCAATTTTCTAAGCAACCTAAAGCAGCAGCTGAAAAAGCTAAACGTTTTAGGCGCACGTAAATAAAGGCAAGTAACTTTATGGACAATATTAAACTACCTATAGCTCTTGTTGTAGCTATGGCTGTTCAACTTGCTGCAGGTGTCTGGTGGGTATCTCAACAGGCTGCAACTATTGCAAACTTAGAAGAGACAGTAAGTCAGCTTGGCTCACGTATGGCTATTGAAGATAACGTTAACCTTAAACGTGATGTTGCAGGTAATGGTGTAGAAATACAGTACGTGTGGAATGATGTAGAGGAGTTATGGGAAGAGTTAGATGCTTTAACTCGTACCATCTCCGGTATTACTACATTACAACAACGTGTAGCTCTCATAGAGAATGACCTTAAATATCTAAACCGTGACCACAACTCTATTATAGGTCCAATGGAGAAATAGATTTGTTGTGCGTGTTGGCCTTTGTTTCATTCGGTCACGCATGGACTGTAAGTGGTAACAGGTTGTTTCAGTATTGTTACTACGACTGTGGGTTAACTAAAAACGGTTTGTTTTACGATAGGGTGTACAGAGTAAGTCACAACTATGTATGTCCAGTAGAGGTTAAGTTCAAATGATTGATCCTATTACGGCTATGGCTACTGCTACAGCAGCTTATAATGGTATCAAGAAAGCCGTAGCTGTAGGCCGTGAGATCAGTGGAATGGCGGGAACCATATCTCAGTGGTCTAAAGCTGTAAGTGATCTGGACTTCTTGGAGGAAAAAGCTAAAAACCCTCCAATGTATAAGATGTTTACTCCTGCTCAGTCCAATGCTATAGATATCTGGTCTCAAAAACAAAAGCTCAAAGAGATGAGAGAAGAACTAAAGAGGCACATCTCCTTCACCTACGGCCCTAGTGCTTGGGACGAGATAGTGAGAATAGAGGCACAGCAACGTAAGGAACAACGTGAACTAGTCTATAAGAAGCAAGAGTTCATAGAAAAATGTATTAACTGGTCTGTGGGTATTGCAGTATTATTAGCAGGTGCAGGAGCTTTAATAATAGCAATGTACTTCTTAGGTGTAAAACAAGGAAAGTGGTAATGGCTAATACCATATTAGATGATTGGAAAGTACTCCCAAGGTTAATGATGCTGGCAGTCACTGTACTCACGTATCAAGCAGTACATTGGTTCATGTCCTTGCCTGACCCTAGCGTAGCGCAGTCTGGCCTTGTATCGGTCTGTATGGGGGCTCTCACAGGATGTTTCGGCATCTGGATGGGCAAAGAGTCTAAGACTACTGTAACACCCACACGTGTAGTGCACGAAGAAAGTTATAACAAATGATAGGTCAAATTATAGGTGCGGTAGGTGGACTTGCTTCGTCTTACCTTGACGGTAAGGTAGCAATACAGAAAGCCAATGCAGAGATAAGAGTTAAGCAAGCAACAGGTGAGCTTGACTGGGACATTGCTGCAATGAACAGCACTCAGAACTCTTGGAAGGACGAGTGGATTACTTTGTTGTTTAGTATTCCTCTTATCCTAGCGTTCTGTGGTGACTGGGGTAATCAAATTGTACAGGCTGGTTTTGCATCCCTTGAGTCTATGCCTACATGGTATCAGTATTCACTGGGCGGTATTGTAAGTGCAAGCATTGGCATGAGATCAGTATCTAAATTCTTTACAGGTAAAAAATAATATGGGATTTAAATTATCTAACCGTAGCCTCGCTAAGATGGAAGGCGTAGATGAAAGCCTTGTTGCTGTAGTCAAACGTGCTATTGAGCTTACTAAGGTAGACTTCGGAGTTATCTATGGTCTACGCACAGTAGAAGAGCAAGAGAAACTTGTAGCTGCAGGTAAGTCCCAGACTATGAAGTCTAAGCACTTAGAGGGACGTGCAGTAGACCTCATGGCCTATGTAGATGGTAAAGGCGTATGGGAACTGAATGTCTATGATGATCTCTGTGACGCAATGAAAGAGGCAGCTAAAGAACTTGGTGTAGCAATCAAGTGGGGTGCAGCTTGGTCAGAGGGTGACATTCGTACATACGAAGGTACAGCTGAAGACGCAATGATGGCATACGTAGACTTACGTAGATCACAAGGACGTAGACCTTTTATTGATGGCCCTCATTTTGAATTAATGTAATAGGTAGCAAACTTTATACTTGCAATACCTGAAAGAAAGAGTTATTATGGCACGAGCACTAACAGAAAAACAAAAGAAACTACTTGAAGTCTTATTTGATGAGGCGGGTGGGGACATTGTTACTGCAAAAAAACTTGCAGGTTATTCCGATGCTACTTCATCTACTGAAGTTATTAACTCTCTTAAAGAAGAAATACTAGATGCCACATCTACTTATATGGCACGTAACGCACCTAAAGCTGCTATGGCTATGGTGGGTGCTTTGTATGATCCTACTGAGCTTGGTATTCGTGATAAGATGTCAGCTGCTAAAGAACTGTTAGATCGTACTGGGCTAGTTAAAACAGAAAAAATGCAAGTAGAAGCTAGGGGTGGAGTAATGTTAATGCCACCAAAGCAAACGGAAGAAGATGACTAAAACATTAAAGCAATGGAAGTTACCCCAACCGACTGACATAAAAGAAGACAATGAATGGGTTCCTATTCCCCGTATATCTAGGACCGTTCCATTTGGCTATGAGATAGACCCAGATGATCCTGATGTGCTTTTACCTATTGAGCACGAACTTGATATGCTTCAACAAGCACAAAAGTATCTTAAACAATATTCATATCGTGAAGTAGCTAATTGGCTAACACGGAATACAGGTAGAGATATATCCCATGTAGGTTTACGTAAACGGTTGGAAAATGAACGACAGCGAAAAAACAAAGCTAGAAGCCTACGCAGATGGGCAGACTATGCGAAAAAGGCAATCGCCAAAGCGGAAGAAATTGAACGTACAAGACTCGGAGCCAAAGCCCACGAAGGCGAAGACTACTACGAGGAAACGGACGCAAGCCAAGCCAAAGCCTGAACCCGCAAAGATTGTTGAAGAGGTTCCTATTGAGGAACAGCA